TGCGCCAGACAAAATGATGGGCTTCTCCCGCCTTTCCCGATTTGGGATAACGTACAAACCTTTGACGGAAAACCTTGGCGAGAAATTGTTGATGTTGTATCTGGAGGATTTCCATGCCAAGACATTAGTTCAGCGGGAAAAGGCGCAGGAATTGATGGAGAGCGAAGCGGAATGTGGGGACAAATGGCGAGGATCATTCACGAAGTACGACCCAGATTTGTCTTTGTGGAAAACTCACCAATGCTCACTTCTAGGGGACTTGGAAAAGTTCTCGGAGACCTGGCCGCAATGGGGTTTGATGCGAGATGGGGAGTGTTGGGAGCAGCGGACGTTGGAGCAAACCATCAGAGGGACAGGATATGGATTGTCGCCAAATGGCGTGGACAGCTTCCACACACCCAACACAACAGGATTAGATGGTGGGAGCAACAGCAGAAAAGCCTTAAAAAAGAGGAAAGAAGAAGCCAAATTTCCAACACCAACGGCATCAGATTGGATGAGTCCAAAACAGAATGGAATAAATCTGGTGAACGGCAGATATGTCAGAACCAGCTTGACTACGGGTGTGAAGTTTGGAGCGAAACTGTCGGATGCAATCAATCTGGACATGAAAAAGAAATGGCCAACCCCGCAAGCCTCAGACAACAGGGACAGGGGCAACATGAGCAATGCAGTAGTTCAAAGACGAGTAGCAATAGGCAAGCAAATCTTATTAAGCCAATCGGTTTCTCCGACTTCTGGGCAACTGAACCCAACGTGGGTCGAGTGGTTGATGGGGTGGCCTCTAGAGTGGACAGACTTAAAGCCATTGGGAATGGACAAGTCCCTCTCTGTGCAGCAACAGCCTGGAGAATCCTAAGTGAATCACTATGAAGCAAACAGAATTCTTGATCGGGTCAGAGAAGGACAACAATTTAGCGAATTTGTCATCACAAGGGCGCTTGAACTTACAGGAGACTATGAGGAACACAGAAGCCCAAGAATGGATCAGACGCTACCGCAAGAAAGCCTTGGAGGAGGGTCGGGGAGAAGCCCAATACTGGTGGCAACAAACCCTGTTGGATATTGCCAAGAGGCGAGGCCAAGCGGCTGCTGATGACCTGAAAAAACGCATGAACGAACAGAAAGATAAAAAATGATGCAGATCATGTTCACGATTTATGGCGAGCCTGTACCAAAGGGCAGACCAAGGTTTTCCACAAGGGGTAAGTTCCCTGTTGCCTACACACCTGAAAAAACCAAGAACTATGAATCCGATGTTGGGATGATGGCAAAAGCGGCTATGGGTGCATCAGAACCGCTAGAAGGGGCTTTAGAGGCGTTTATTTATGTGACCTTTCCTGTCCCCGCCTCATATTCAAAAAAACGCACTGAGGCTTGTTTAAGCGGTCAAGAAAAACACACCAAAAAACCCGATCTGGACAATGTTGTCAAAGCGGTGCTTGATGGAATGTCAGACATCGTGTTTTTATCGGATTCGCAGATCACATCTATTCATGCCACTAAGGTTTATGGCGAAGTGGCAAAAGTTGAAGTTGTAGTGAGGCAAACATGATTGTTTCTCTCCATAACCCCCAACAAGCCCACACTGTGTTGAAAGACCTATGGCCCAAGATTAAAGAAACCTTACAGGCGGGTAAACAACTGCGCTTAGAGGTGAAAAAAGCCACCCGCAGCACAGATCAGAACGATATGTTTCACGCCCTGATTGACATGATTGCCAAGCAAATGAAGGCGGCTGGCAGTGCCTGGTCATCAGACGATTGGAAAAGGCTCTTGATTGACCAATGGGCGCACGAAACAGGGCGCAAGGTGGGCAAGGTCGCCCCAAGCCTAGACGGGGAACGAGTTGTTCAATTAGGGCTACAAAGCCACAAATTCACGAAAGAAGAAGGCTCAGAGTTCATTGAATGGCTCTTGGCATGGATGGCAAATAAAGGAATTGAGACATGAATAAAGAGTTAATTGAAACAGTTGAAAGTTTGGGTGGTACTGCTTTGATGGGCGGCATCCTTATTCAATTTTCTGACACGACTTTTAGTGAAGCGGTTAAGAAGATTTATGAGGCTGGCGTAGAAGCCGAGCGTGAGGCGTGTGCAAAATTGTGTTGGTCACAAAGAAAATATTGGGATGCAGAAGCCTGTGCTGATGCCATTCGAGCAAGGGAACAAGCATGATGTGTCCCCGTTGCGGCTCTGAAACCCTTAAAGTTTTGGACACCCGATCAAATCCTGAATTCGTCAGCCGCAAACGTCAATGCGAAAACAACCACAAGTTTTACACCAAAGAATATGCAATATCCGAAACACCATTATGTGAGAAGCCAGAAACTCCTAAAACTAGTGGCGGGTCTCTCCTGTCAAAGCTGTGGCATGGACAATGGCGTTCAGGCGGCTCACAGTAATTGGGGCGGTGGTCGTGGTCGTGGCATCAAAGCTGACGATAATTTAATTGCGGCACTCTGCCTGACTTGTCATTACGAGATTGACCAGGGCAAGAACCTGACTAAGAAAGAACGCCAAAAGAAGTGGGCAGAGGCTCACATTGGCACAGTTTTATTGCTTTGCAAACAAGGAAGATGGCCTGTTGAAGTTCCACTGCCTTTTGTGGCAGAATTTGAATAGGCTATGCAGTTGCCTTTTTGGGGGTTGATTCCCCCGCTTTTTTTGGTATAGTGCAAATATGGAAAAAAATGCCGAAGTTGCTGAGTTCGTGGCTACTCTGTTTCACAGTGGCACGATTACCCATTTTCAGCATTTGCAGACACGGGAATACGCTATTCACAAGGCTTTGGGCAAGTTTTACCCCAAGATTGTTGACTTGGCAGACCAGTTAGCTGAGAGTTATCAAGGTCGCTACAACACCCGAATGACAAAGTTTCCTGATGAACTGCATCAGCCACAGGAAACCCCCACCGAATACCTTACACAACTGAAAAAGTTTGTTGAGGAAGCCCGTGAAGAAATCCCGCAAGATTCAGAACTGCAAAACATCGTTGATGAAATTGCCGATCTGATCAATTCAACTTTGTATTTACTAACCCTGAAATAAGGAATCATCATGATGAACAAGAACGAACCCAAAGGCTACGGCTACGGCAACAGCGCAAAGATGGCTGGCAACCCCGCCCCCGAAATGAAGCCTAATGGCAGCGTAAAGAACCGCATCCCCGATGCTATGACCAACAAGGTCGGCAAAGATTCCAAGTTTGAAGGTGGCAAGTCCTCTGGCGTTTGCTACACTCACGACCGCAAATCCTGCCAATAAAGCGAAACGCCCCGCAGACGGAGAATCTGGGGGCGCTTCTAACCAAGCAATAAAAGAGGTATTGAATGGCTGAATCACATTCTAATTGTGGAAACTGCCGATTCTTCAGGAATCAGCAAATCATGGGCATCTGTCGCCAAAGCCCCCAACAGCAGAACAAGCACCAAAACGATTGGTGCGGTCAACACGAACCCATGCAAGTTGAGGTCGTGAAACTTCCCGTGTACGACATCATGACTGACGAGACCACTGAGGTTTCTGTTCCTGTCAAGAAAAAGCCTGGGAGACCCAAGAAATGCTGACACCATTGCGTGATCGTGTTGTGGTAAAACCACAAGTCCGAAACCTGTCCGATATTATTTTCATCAACAATAAAGAACCCTTTAACGAGGGAACTATTGTCGCCATCGGCCCAAAGGTTTACGATGTCAAAGTGGGAGACTTCATCAAGTATGGAAACGGGGATTACCTTAATTGGCCCACCCAAAAGATTGATGGTCAAGATTACCAAATCATTCAAGAAGCCGACATTTGTGCGGTTGTGGAGGAATAAACATGGCGACTAAACAAGGGCTATATGCCAACATCCATGCCAAGCAAGAGCGCATCGAGCGCCAAAAGGCTGCGGGTAAGACTCCCGAGCGCATGAGATCGCCAGGCGCAAAGGGCGCACCCACTGCCGAGGCTTTCAAACAATCTGCAAAGACTGCGAAGAAGAAATAATCATGGCAACGAAAAAGCACGACAAGCCCATTCCCCATAAGACCACAGGCAAGGGGAAAACCTACAACCCCACTGAAAAAGGTGCGGGAATGACCGCTAAAGGTCGTGCTGAATACAATGCCAAGAACAATGCAAATTTGAAACCACCCGCCCCAAATCCAAAGACAAAAGCCGATGCTGGTCGCAAAGCATCATTTTGCGCTAGGATGGAGGGGGTAGTTAAAAACGCCAAAGGCCCAGCGGAACGGGCTAAGGCATCCCTCAAAAACTGGAACTGTTAAAGGAAACATCATGACAAACTCAATTGCAACTGGCGTAGCATACGCTGACCCATTGGTTACTTTGGTTGAATTTCAAGCCTACACTGTGGCTACTGTCCCAACAGCCTCACCCGCTGGTCAAATGATTTATGTGTCCAATGGCGCTGCTGGTCAGCCCATCATGGCCTTTTCAAATGGCTCAAGCTGGTTGCGTGTTGACACCCGTGGTGCAATTGCCGCTTCCTGATGAACGCTGAGAGAATAGCAAACCGCATCGAGGAACTCAGAAGCACTGCCAAACAACATGAAGCGGTGTTAATGCAGATCAGCGGTGCGGTGCAAGAACTCACCAACTTATTGGCTGAACTGTCAAAGGAACAAAATGCCTCTAATAGCATCGATGACCCCCAAGGCACTTAAAGCCAATATCAAAAAAGAGATAGAAGCTGGCAAGCCACCCAAGCAAGCGGTGGCAATTGCCTATTCTGTTAAGCGTGAAGCCGAGAAAAAGGCTGATAAGAAACCAACGCCTAAGACAAAAAAGTAATTTAGGCTCAAGGACTTAGGAATTAAATTAAATGGCTGAGAGAGGCGCACCAATCGGGAATCACAATGCTGCCAAAAGCAGGATGTTCTACGATAAGTTGCGTCTTGTTCTGACACAAGAGCCTCACCGCCTTAGAAGCATTGCCGACCAACTGGTGACACAAGCCGAGGCGGGAGAGCCTTGGGCGATCAAAGAGATCATCGACCGAGTGGATGGCAAAGCGGTTCAGGCGACAACGATTGAGAACGCAGATGGAACACCCCTATTGGGTGGGATTCAAGTCACATTCATTAAGCCCGAATGAGCGATGTAACCGATGCCATTGCCAAGGCAGAGTTTCCCGTCAAGTTGGAAGGTCTGTTTAAAAAGAGCCGTTACAAGGTTCTTTATGGTGGAAGGGGCGGGGCTAAGAGTTGGGGAATTGCCCGAGCGTTACTGATCAAAGGCGCAAAAGACCCAATCCGCATACTGTGCGCCCGTGAGTTTCAGACATCCATCAAGGATTCGGTTCACAAGTTACTGTGCGACCAGATCGAAAGTCTTGGCTTACTTAGCTTCTACGAGATCACTCAAACAAGCATCAGGGGCAGAAACGGCACAGAGTTCAGCTTTGTTGGCCTCAAGAACAATGTCTCAAACATCAAATCCTATGAGGGCGTTGACATTTGTTGGGTTGAGGAAGCGCAGACCACCAGCCGCCTAAGTTGGAACATCCTGATCCCGACCATCCGAAAGGAAGGCTCTGAGATATGGATCAGCTTCAACCCTGAGTTGGAGACAGACGAGACCTATCAAAGGTTTGTGGCAAACCCACCCGCAGATTGCATCACCATGAAGGTGAATTGGTACGACAACCCTTGGTTTCCCGACACCCTCAGACTTGAGAAAGATGCCCTCAAAGCAAGGGATGAGGAAGCCTATAACCAAGTGTGGGAAGGCTTATGCCGACAGACTGTGGATGGGGCGATCTTTGCCAAAGAGATGCAACAGGCCGAGAAGGATGGGCGAATCTGCCGTGTGCCTTATGACGCTACAAAGCCAGTTCACGCAATCTTTGACTTGGGATGGTCAGACAGCACAGCCATTTGGTTTTTGCAGTTTGTGGGCATGGAGACCAGGCTAATCCGCTACATCGAGGACAGCCAAAAGACCATCAGTTATTACTTGGCGACCATGCAGACTTATGGGTATGTGTATGACAAGATTTGGCTTCCCCATGACGCAGAGAACAAGACCTTGGCGGCAGCGGGTCGGTCAATTGATGACATCGTGAGAGCCGCAGGGTACAAGACCGAGATCATGCCAAGAGTGCCTGTTCTTGACTCAATCAATGCCGCAAGGACAATCTTCCCTAATTGCTACTTTGACAGGGAACACACAGCGGATGGTTTGGCTTGCCTTAGACACTATCGGTACGAGGTTGACCCCGAAACAGGGCAGTTCAGCCGCAACCCGCTACACGACCACTACTCACACGGGGCAGACGCATTTCGTTACATTGCCCTTATGATTAAAGAGCCGCCTAAACGCAAAAAGTCAGCGCAGATTGCAATGGCAAGCGGATGGATGGGATAATTAGGCATCAATAAAGGGCTGAATATGGCTTACCAAGACGAATCAGGAAACAACAACAAGATTAACGAGGTGATCAAGTTCTGGCGCTTGGTCAACGATGCCGACTCCACCAACCGAGCAGAAGCGTTGATGGATGTGAAGTTTGCCGCTGGCGACCAATGGCCTGTTGAGATTCAAAACTCACGCAACCTTGAATCACGCCCATGTCTGACGATCAACAAGATTGACGCATACATTCGTCAAGTGACCAATCAGCAAAGGATGCAACGCCCCCGCATTAAGGTGCATCCCGTTAATAACTTGGCTGACTACAAGATTGCCCAAGTGATTGAGGGCATCACCCGCCACATTGAGGTCAACTCCAACGCAGACACCGCCTATGACACAGCGTTTGATTACGCAGTTCGCATGGGATGGGGCTATTGGCGTGTCAACACAAAGTATGTGAGTGAGACTTCCTTTGATCAGGAAATCTTTATCGACACCATCGATAACCCTTTCACAGTCTATTTCGACCCCAATTCAATCCTCCCTGATGGCTCAGACGCAGAACGTTGCTTGATCACCACAGTGATGGATAAGAAGATATTTAGGGAGAATTACCCAGGCGCTGATGATGGGGCAAACTTTCAGCAGCGTTCCACTGGTGATGACACAGCCTCATGGCTCACCAAAGAGGACATTCGGGTTGCCGAATACTTCTACATTGAGCGTGAACGAGCCAAACTGTATTTGCTCAGTGATGGCACATCAGGCTTTGCCGACTCAGACAACTTCTTTGCCCGTGTAGAGGCATCGGGTCTGACTGTGGTTGATGAGCGTGACAGCTTCCGCAAGGCAGTGAAGTGGATGAAATGCACCGCAATGGAAATCCTTGAGGAAAAGACATGGGCGGGTAAATACATCCCTGTTGTCCCTTGTTATGGCGCACAAGTGATCATTGATGACAAGCGTAAGAAATACGGCTTGGTCAGATTTGCTAAAGACCCACAGCGGATGTACAACTTCTGGCGCACATCCATGACCGAAAGTGTCGCCCTTGCACCAAAGGCTAAGTGGCTGCTTGCCGAGGGTCAAGACGAGGGACATGAGAACGAATGGGCAATGGCTAACATCAAGTCAACCCCTGTTCTGCGCTACAAACAGAAGGACATTGAGGGTCAACCCGCACCCGCACCAACCCGACTTCAGCCTGAACCACCACCAACAGGCATCATGGAGGCGGCTGGCGCTATTTCCGCAGACTTGCAGATGGTTTTGGGCGTTCTTGACCCCAACCAACTGCCAAGCGGGAATATCTCAGGCAAGGCATTGGCTGGTCAACAGAACCAAGTTGATCTGTCAAACTTCCACTTCTACGACAACATGACCCGTTCGATTCGTCAGACGGGCAAAATCATCTTGGATTTGATTCCCAAGATTTACGACACCGAGCGAGTGATGCGAATCATTGGCTCAGATGGTCAACCCGACATGACCACCATCAACCAAGCCAACGCCATCGGTGAAGTGCTGAACGATGTGACTGTGGGTGAATACGATGTGGTGATGGACACAGGGCCTGGCTTCCAAACCAAGCGCCAACAAGCCGTTGAAAGCATGATGCCCTTGCTTACAGGCAACGCAGAACTGTTCAACATTGCGGGTGATTTGGTGTTCAGAAACATGGACTTCCCAGGCGCTGATGTGATTGCAGACCGCCTTGCCGCCATGAACCCATTGGCTCAGATTGATGAGAAATCAGACATCCCACCTGAAGTTCAGATGCGTTTGGCTCAGTCTCAGCAGATGATTGAGCAGTTGCAACAACAATTGCAAGCCGCTGGTCTTGAGATCAACAATCGGATGCAAGTGGCACAGATCAAAGAGGAAGGCGCTACTAAGCGCAAACTCATGGATGTCACCGCAAGAGCGCACAACACTGAGACTATTAACGAGGCAAAAGTTAATCAAACCAATGTCAAAGCAGTTACTGAGCAGAATAAGACTGAGATTGATGCGTTGGTCAAAATGCTTATTGCAAGAATGTCACCCAATCAATTGTTGGCTGAGATCGACCGCTTGAACGCTGAACAACAGCAGTATGCGATGGGTGCGGCAATGGACATTGATCACGAACAAAATCCATTTATGCAGCAATAATTGACAGATAATGAATTAGGGTAAATAATTACTCAAACCTTACCAGTGAGGCTCACTGGGAAAATTCTTTGAGGAAACTCAATGTCAGAAGTTCAGGAAGTGCAAGTTGCACAACCAAAGGTCTCCACTACTGTGGTGACAAGTGAAAATTTAGCTGAATTTAACGCTAAGAGAATGGGTTTAGCTGATTCAACGCCTAGCGAGGCTGCACCAGTTGCAGAGCCGCCAGAGGTCGATAATGGGCAGAGTGAACCAGTTGAAGCGTCAGAGGAAGCGACAGCAACAGAGGATCGAAAACGAAATCCTAAGTTGGAAATTCGGTTTGAGAAGATAACCAAGCAACGTGAGGAAGCAAGGGCAGAAGCCCAACGAGAGCGTGAAGCAAGGGAATCTTTAGAAGCCAAGGTCAGGGAATTGGAAGGCAGAACTCAGCCCCAAAAGGTTGAATCGTCTGAAGAACCCCGACCAGAGCAGTTCACTGATATGTATGAATATGCGAAAGCATTGACAGACTATAAAGTGGATCAGCGGTTAGCGGAAGAAAAGCAAAAGGAAGCACAAGCCAAAGTAGAGGCTCAAAGGCAACAAGTGATCAACACTTGGGCAAAGCGAGTTGAATCTGCCAAAGCTGAGATGCCTGATTTTGAGGCAATGGTTGGGTCAGCCGATGTTGTTGTGAGCAACGAAGTGCGTGATGCAATCTTTGAATCAGATGTTGGCCCTCAAGTGCTGTATCACTTGGCTGAGAATCCCGAAATTGCCGAAAAACTGCAAGGCATGACAGTCACATCCGCATTGAGAACTATTGGGAGATTGGAGGCTCAGTTTGAAAAGGCAGAGCCTCAGACAAAGACTGTTGTTGGGAAAAGTAAAGCGCCAGCACCGATCAACCCGATCAGGTCTGCGGCTAATGGGCGTGATGTGAATCTGACTTCCGATGGGAATTTTCATGGTTCGTATCAGGCTTGGAAAGCGGCTAGACTTGCAGGGCGAATCCGCTGACATAAACCCATTCTTTTAAGGAAATAAAATGAGCAATAATCTGCTTACTATCTCCATGATCACCAACGAAGCGTTGATGGTCTTGGAAAACGAGTTGACTTTCTCTAGCGAAGTTGACCGCAACTATGATGATCAATTCGCTGTTTCAGGCGCAAAGATCGGTAACACACTGAACGTTCGTAGACCAGGCCGTTTCATCGGTACTTCTGGCCCTGCATTGAACGTTGAGGACTTTAACGAGACTTCTGTTCCCGTTACTTTGTCAACTCAGTTCCACGTTGACACACAGTTCACCACACAAGACTTGGCTTTGAGCCTTGATCAGTTCTCTGATCGTGTGTTGAAGCCCGCTGTCGCAGCCGTAGCCAACAAGATTGACTTTGATGGTCTGACAATGGCTAAAAACGCAACTGCCAACATCGTTGGTACTGCTGGCACTCCTCCCACATCCTTGCTCACCTACTTGACCGCTGGTGCTTACTTGGACTCAGAGGGCGCACCCCGTGATGGTCGTCGTTCATGCATCGTTGAGCCTTTCACTGGCGCAACTATTGTGGACAGCTTGAAGGGTTTGTTTGTTCCATCCGATGTGATTGGCAAGCAATACCAAAAAGGCATGATGGGCCGTGACTCTGCTGGTATGAACTGGAAGATGGATCAGAACGTTGTGAACCAAACATTTGGTTCATACTCCGACACCCTCTCCACCAACACCACCACTTTCACTGGTTCTTTGACTTCTGGTTGGGCGCAAACTTCTACGATCACTTTGGTGTCGTCTGCTGGTACTGCTACCCTCAACCAAGGTGACGTTATCCAGATCGCTGGCGTGTACGCTGTTAACCCCCAGAATCGTTCTGCTTACGGCTCTGGCAAACTGCGTAACTTCGTTGTGACTGCTCAAACGACTGTTGCTTCTGGTGGCGGCACTGCTGTGACTGTTTCCCCTGCGATCATCACAGGCGGTCAGTTCCAAAACGTGACCATCATTGGTTCAACAAGCACCACTGCTGTTGTGACTCCATTCAACAAAGCTGGTACTGTGTCACCACAGAACTTGGTTATGCACAAAAATGCTTTCACCTTGGCTACTGCTGACTTGGAATTGCCTGATGGCGTTGTGTTCGCTGGTCGTGCTTCCGATAAGGAACTTGGCTTGTCAATGCGTGTTGTTCGTCAATACACGATTAACAATGATTCGATCCCAACCCGTGTAGATGTACTCTACGGCTGGGCCCCTCTGTACCCTGAACTCGCTTGCCGAGTTGCAGCTTAATTAACTAGGAAGGAAACGCATCATGGCTAATCCAGGCGCAGCAAGTACGCAAACAGTCAACTACCTAATGAATGGTAGTGCTTCCGATGGTGTCCAATTGGGCGCTGTTAGCGGCAAGGTCGGTTTTTATGGCATTACTCCCGTTGTTCGTGCTGGTGCTATCACCGCATTGACAGCCACTCCCTCAACTGCTGAAACAGTTGCGGCAGTGAACGCCATCATCACCGCTATCAAGAACATTGGCATTACGTCTTAATGTGAATTGATGGATAAGGCCACTCTCCACATCGGGGGGTGGCTTTTTTATTTGGAGAACAAATGCACATAATGATTGCAATGCCCGCCTACACGGGCGTGGTTCACATGGGGACAATGAGATGTCTGTTCACAGACCTGACAACACTCATTAAACGGGGCGACACCTACACCTTTGTGGATGACATTGGCAATGCCTTAATTGCAGACTCTCGCAGTATCACAGCGACTAAATTCTTTGAAGAATCGGATTGTGATCAACTGATATTTGTTGACAATGACGTTTCATGGGAAGCTGGCGCATTGCTCAAACTGATCGATGCCCCCGAAGATTTGGTGGCGGGTATCTACCCAAGACGCAAAGACCCCATCGAATACGCTGTTCACTACCTAGAAAAAGAAGAATTGTGGGCAAATCCTGAGACAGGATTATTGGAGGTCAAAGCCGTTCCAACGGGCTTTTTAAAGATTTCAAGAAACTGCATTGCTAAACTGATTGAGACTTTCCCCGAGAGCCACAGATATGAGGCAGACAGTGAGAAGCGTTTTTATCCTCTTTTTGACCATATTTTTGAGGATGACTACAAGTGGGGCGAGGACTACAGTTTTTGCATCCGCTGGCGCAAAATAGGCGGGAAAGTGTGGATTGACCCTGAAATGCACATGGGACACACTGGACACAAAATGTTCCAAGGACATCTTGGAAATTGGCTCAAAAATCGTTAAACTTAATCACCTTTGCAAAGGATCATCATGTCCAACTATTCACAGATTTCCGCTACCACTTTGGTGAAGAATCAGCCTGGCAAACTAAAAGGCATTTTTTGCAGTAGCGTGACCAGTTCCCCAACAATCACTGTGTACGATGCCCAAACCCCAGGCACAGATGTCAAGATCATTGACACCTACACCCTGACAGCGGCAACGAACATGAACTTCTATGATGGCATCAACTGTGAAAATGGTCTGTATGTTGTCATTAGCGGCACAGCAAGCGTCACTGTTTATTTCGAATAATGTCAAACAATACGGCTGTCACTCAGACAACCAACATTGTCCCCGTTCAGGGCGTTTTTGCCCCTGAACCATCGTTTGCCCTCCAATACTTTGTTGGGCCAGCGGGAACGCCCTTTTATGGCCCTGAGAACGCAACCTTTACAAACATTGCGACCATCACAGGAACGATTGCAACCACTCCTGTTGGCGATACAGACATTGCCAACAAGGGTTATGTGGATTCGGTTGCACAAGGTCTTGATGTCAAGGCTTCATGCGTATATTCCACAACTGCTGACATTACTTTGTCGGGCTTGGCAGTTCAGGCGGGTGGTGATTGGACATCAACACTGACAGCGGGTGATCGGATTCTTGTCAAGAATCAGTCAAGCAGCCAATTCAACGGCATTTATGTTGCGTCTAGCACCGCTTGGGCAAGATCAGCCGACATGAACACATGGGCTGAAGTGCCATCTGCGTTCACTTTTATCGAATCAGGGACAACCCTAGCTGACACAGGATGGGTTTCAACTGCCAATCAGGGCGGCACAATCAATGTGACCCCAATGCCTTGGTCTCAGTTTTCGGGTGCGGGTTCTTACCTTGCGGGAACAGGACTGACGCTGACAGGCAACACTTTCAGCATCACAAACACAGCGGTCACAGCGGCTGCTTATGGTTCATCTTCTCAAGTTGCCACTTTCACTGTAAATGCTCAAGGTCAATTGACTTTGGCGGCAAGCACAAGCATTTCAATAGCGGCAACGCAAGTCACAAGTGGCACGATTGACAGTGCCAGGCTTTCAGGAAGTTACTCAGGCATCACAGGGCTTGGCACTCTTGGCGACCTGACTGTGACAAACACAATCTCAGGATCAATCTCAGGAAATGCGGGAACTGCCACCACAGCAACCAAATCCACTAATTTGGCGGGTGGTGCGGCTGGCTCTTTGCCTTACCAAAGCGCAACTGACACAACAGCTTTCTTGGCTGCGGGAACAAATGGTCAAGTCTTATCCTTAACAGGCGGCATCCCCGCATGGATAAATGCCTCATCGGGAACTGTCACATCGGTTAGCGGCACAGGCACAGTCTCAGGGATTTCCCTAAGTGGCACAGTAACCACCACAGGCAATCTGACATTGGGTGGCACATTAGATTTGTCTGCACCCCCTGCGATTGGTGGGACAACGGCAAACACAGTGCGAGGCACAACGATCACGGCAACAACCAAGTTTGTTGGCCCTTATTTTGATGCTGCGACAAGTGGTGGCGGTGCTTTGCGTAATGCTGGCGGCACTGCCCAACTTCAATGGGGCGGTGGTGGTGGCGACAATCTGACATTGAATGTTTCCACAAACATGAATGGTGCAAATGCTCAGATTGACATTAGCCCCACAGGGACAGGCCATGTTCACATGAAGCCTACAGGAACTGGTGCGATTGAGATTGCCCCGACAAACCTTGGCACGATCAACAATATGTCCATTGGTGCAACTACAGCATCAACAGGCAAATTCACCACAATAGATTTCAACAGCACTTTGGCTGTGTCGGGTGCAACGGGTTCAGCGGGTCAAGTTCTGACTTCCAATGGCGCAAGCGCACCCACTTGGACAACCCCCGTGGCTTATGCCACAGTCACAGATGACACTACCACAAATGCGGTGCGTTATCCCCTGTTTGCTGATCAGACCACAGGCAATCTTGCGACCACTTTGGTCAGTTCTACCAAGTACAACTACAACCCAAGTTCAGGATTGCTCACGGCAACGGGCTTTAGCGGCTCTGGGGCGAGTTTGACAAGCCTCCCTGCGGGTCAACTATCGGGAACGATTCCAAGCGGTGTATTGGGCAATTCAAGCCTTTACATTGGCACGACTGCCATTGCTTTGAATCGATCTAGTAGCGCACAATCCCTGACAGGCGTGAACATTGACGGGTCAGCGGGTTCTGCAACGACTGCGGGAACGGCAACAAATGCCAATAATGTGGCAATTACCGATGACACCACAACGGCTTCTGAGATGTACCTTTCTTGGGTAACTTCCACTACAGGAAATTTGCCAATCAAGGTATCATCCACTAAACTGAAATTTAATCCATCCACAGGCGTTTTGACCGCAACTGGTGGCGTTCTTGGAGGCACATTCTGATGTGGAAAATTCTAGAAATTCAAGCCGATGGCGATCTGATCACAGGCGCTAGGTATTTCTGCGCTAAAAACGGGGTTGAAACAGAGGGATGGTGGAATTTTGCCGAGCCTGTTCTGACAACTCCATTTGCTGATGTGACCGAGGAAATGGTTATTGGTTGGGTTACAAGAGACATTGGCGCACAAGTTGAGGCAAGGCTTGATGAGCAAGCGGCAACAGCGGCAAGAACTGTGGTTGCCCCTTGGTTGCCCCAAGTCTTTACACCGAGCATTTAAGGAAAGAACATGGCTGTTAATTTATCACCAGTTGGAGGCGTAGCAGCCCAATTTTTTGACAATGATGGCAATGTGCTGTCGGGTGGCAAGATTTACACTTATGTCGCAGGGTCATCAACACCCGCTACAACATACACCACAAGCGCTGGCTCTATTTCCCACTCAAATCCTATTATTTTGGATTCAGCGGGTCGTGTGCCAAGCGGTGAAATTTGGTTGACTGATGGCGTTACTTACAAGTTTGTTATCAAAAACTCAAGTGAAATTTTAATTGGTACTTACGACAACATTGTTGGCATCAATTCCAATTTTATAAACTTCACAAACCAACAAGAAATCCAAACTGCAACTGCGGGTCAAACTGTTTTTACTTTGACCACAATGGCTTATCAGCCTGGCACAAACAGTTTGTCGGTTTTTGTGGATGGCGTAAATCAGTATGGGCCTGGTGCAACATATGCGTTCTTAGAAACCAGTAGCACATCAGTAACTTTTATTTCGGGGCTTCATGTTGGGGCGTTGGTAAAATTTACTACATCACAAATCAATTCATCATCTGGTCAAACAGCGGCTCAAACTGCATTTACTGGATTCAAAGGTCAAACTGGCAATGTGCAAAATCTTGCCGATGATGATGGTTCTGATTGGATTGGTTTTGAGCCAAATGTAACCAATGCGGTTGCTCGATCAGCGCAAGACAAAATGCGTGAAATTGTAAGCGTAAGGGATTTTGGCGCTAGTCCAAGCAATAGCAGAACGGCAAATAACGTTGCTTTTCAAAAAGCACTAGATTATTTGCGTGATCTTGAAAAAGGCGGCACTTTAACAATTCCAGCGGGTGAGTATGATTTAAGCGGCAATTTAACTTTGCTTGCCAATGTTGAAATGGATGCCCGTGGATGGATCATTGAAGGCAATGGTGCAACTTTAAATTGGGCAAATAGCACTTTAACAACTGGTGCTGCATTAGAGATTGGCGCAACAGGAAACAACTTTACATATCGTGAAGCGTCTTTTATTGCTATCCGCAATTTGCGAATTATTGGCCCTGAAAGCCAAAACTGTGCGGCAACAACCCCACCAACTTTTCCAACCGCAGACACTACAACTACGGGATTAAAACTCAATAATGCTCTTGATGTGGTCATGGATAACATTTTTATCCGAAGATTTGCAACTGGTATTTATGCTAGAAATTCTTGGCCTATCACCGCAAACGCAGTGAATTGTTCTGCCAATTATGTTGGTATTCAGTTGGGTAGAGATTGCACACTTGGCACATGGACAGGATGTTCTATTCAAGCGGCAGCGTATTGTCTTGTTTTACAACCCGATGCAATTGACGAAACAATTTGCAATCAAACATTTGTCGGCATGAGGTTTGAAAATTCGTTGCGTGGCGCAACGCTAGACCAAAGAACATCAACTAGTGGAACATCGCCAAACATTCGTGAGATTACATTTATTGCGCCCCGTTTTGAAGCAATAAGTTACGACTTGGTTCGTATGGGTCAAGCATGGGAATATAACAACCCATCAATTCCAAATGCAATGCGAAATACGGCATATTGCCAAGCAATTACTTTTATAAATGGTCTATGGGAAGCATCAAAAACATCGGGTGTTGCCATTCAATCCAGTAATAATGGTTATGTGCGTGGTTGTGATATTTCAATTCCCGTGGGTAGCAATTCTCAAATTGCGGGAACATTAGCGTTATCAAAAATCTTTTATCAGCCAGCATTAAATGGCGGGTTACAAACAGGGCAAACATTTTTTCCATCAGGAACTCCGCAAGTTTTTGGCGATCAAATAAGTTTTAACACTGCACAAGGTCAAATCAATTGGAATGGTGGACAAAAATGGTTGGTTGGTACAGGCACACCCGAAGGTGCTGTTACAGCGCCAGTTGGGTCGCTTTTTACTCGCACTGATGGTGGTGCTAATACAACTTTGTACATCAAAGAATCTGGTTCAGGTAACACGGGTTGGGTTGCAAAGTAAGGTAAAAATATGGCACAAGTAGGATTCACCCCAATTCAACTGTATTTCAGCAGTACAGCTACCAATGTTCCTTTGGCGGCAAACCTTGCTAATGGTGAGTTGGCGATCAACATTACTGATGGCAAGCTGTTTTATAAAGACAATGCAAGTGCTGTTCAAGTAATTGGTTGGAAGGTTGTCCCTGCGACTGCGGGTGGTACGGGTCAGACTTCTTATGCTGTGGGTGATTTGCTTTATGCCAACACCACAACAACCCTTGCAAAACTTCCTGACGTAGCAACAGGCAATGCTTTGATTTCGGGTGGCGTTGGAGTTGCCCCAAGTTACGGCAAGATTGGCCTTACAACCCATGTGAGTGGGACTTTGCCCGTTGCTAATGGCGGCACAGGCACAACAACTGCGTTCACTGCGGGGTCTGTTGTCTTTGCTGGCGCATCGGGCGTTTATTCTCAAGACAATGCTAACTTTTTTTGGGATGACACAAACAATCGTTTGGGCATTGGTTCTAATGCACCTAAAGGGCCATTAGATGTAAAACTTGCTTCTGATCGTTGGATGACAACAAAGTACGACACAAACATTGCGTTGTCGGCTGAAAACGATGTGGGCAACCCCGAAAATATGCGTTTGTATGGCGAGAATATTCGCTTGTACACCCCGCAAGGTGGTTTTACTGCTGCCAACCTTACTTTGGGCGCTGAACTAAAAAGCACCAGCGGAGACTTTCAGTTGTACACAGGCAACTTAGTCATCGGCACATCTGGCAAAGGCATCGACTTTTCTGCCACTGCGGGTTCAGGCACAAGCGAGTTGTTGGCTGACTATGAAGAAGGCACTTGGACACCTACAGATGCAAGTGGGGCGGGTCTTTCATTTACAGTTGGCAATTGCACTTACACAAAAATAGGCAGACAAGTAACGGCTGCTTTTGACATAACTTTTCCAGTTACGGCTAATGCCAGCACCCAATTATTAGGTGGTTTGCCTTTTAGTGCATCTGCTGCATCTCAAGGTGTTTGTGGTGGATTTATTACTTATACAACCTATGCAAACGCATTAAATCTTTTATTAAGTGGTGCAACAACAATTAGTTTTAGACTTGCCGCTGGTGGGTCAAATAATACTAACGCAGCATATTCTGCCGCTGTAATTCGCGGTTCAGTAATTTATTTTGTTTAAGGATAAAAAATGGCATTGACAAAAGTAACCTATTCAATGATTGATGGCGCTGTCGTCAACGTATTTGATTTTGGTGCTGTTGGTGATGGAGTTGCTGATGACACTGTTGCTTTGCAAAACGCAATGAATCAAGTTGGTAAGACTGTTTTTTTACCTAAAGGCACATACAAAACAACTGCAACACTGACACCCCGTTGTTCCCAAATCATTGGTGAAAGCGCATTGGATTCGATCATTAAGCCCTCATCCGCAGTGACGAAGGTTATGTCAATTCACTACGGGGGCGTTAATGCCCCTTATCCAACTTATTTGCAAGGGTTCAAGGTTGATGGTGCAAGCACCACAAATGCTACTGGATTGTATTTTGGTGATGTTGATTCTTGTGCTGTTACTGTTGACACCATATATGTGCAAAACTTTACTGGCACATCGGGTGTTGGTATTCGTGTGGGCCAAA